TTAAATAGGCACTTAAAGACTTGGTCTTGTGAGTTTCTAACATAGAATTTGTTAGAATACTGCGTTTGAGAAACATCAACCTTAAACAAGTTCGCTGATGTGTACGCTAAACTGAATCCTGTATTGACTGTTAAGAAATTGCCAACGGCATTAATTCTTACGACTTCTTTCGTTTCATCGCCGATCTTGATGAGCGATCCTACTGAAAGAGCAGGTGTTGCAGCAGCAAGATTAATGCTATTTGCGTTTACTGTATTCGCCAAAGAAAGCGAAACATTTACATTACCGCCAGTGACAGCGGTATCCAACACCTTGATGAACAAATTTGCTGTTTGGTCATATGCAACATATACAGTATTTGCTGCCCAGTCAACTCTAGGGATAACTGGCTGAATGTCGCTGCCAGTAATCTTCTTTAATAGTTGCCCGTCTTTTTGCACATCGAACTTGTATTCTGTTGTATCGTATGGTTCTGCAATTGTAACATCATCCAATAGATCTGCATTAGCCGTGTTAGCCCATGCTAAAGATCTACCAACCATAACATAAACATTTGCAAGCGGAACTGAGACCATGCTCTCAAAATTCTTTGCGTTTGTAATACCAAAATCTTTTAATACTAATGACTTCATTTGTTACCCTTGAGTCCGGATAATTCTATAAGAAACAACATTGTATGTTGGGTTTTTCTTATAGACAACATTTCCTGATGCAGTTACCGCTGCGTTTAACAATACGACATTACTTGTTGGTGTTGAAACGACATATCTATCATAAGTTGTGCTAGAGACATTGAAACTGATGTTGTCACCAGCTTCTAGACTTTCTGTAACGGCTGAAGAATTCGCAAACACAATAACATTAGCATTGCTAGTTGTTGTTCGTAATCTACCGTCACCTATTCCACCAATCGCCGATTCTAGCCAAATAACATTCGCATTTACAACATTAGCGACAACTCTAGTATACTGTTTTAAAGATGCCGTTTCCGTTGTATTTATTACAATCAAGTCACCGATATTGGCATTCAGTGTAAAGTTTGAGTTATTACCAAAGAAAACATTGCTGCTGTGTGATGTATTAGCATTTGTAGTTTGCAAGGTATTTGAAGAGTACACATTTGCCGCTATAGTTACTAGGTCTTGGGTAATATTCTTCAACAGATATTTCGATAGCAATTGCATGCCAGCTGGGTGTGCAACGCGATTCACAGTCTCAGTGTAGTCGTTTAGAGACTTTTCAGACGAAATTTCATATGAGAAATTGTGGTAATAGTCGCTATCTTGTATCTTCTTATCGGCGCTGAGGAATCCATCTGTGTTTAGGTAGAATCCACCGTATTTGATCAATCCTCTCAGGAACTCGGTATTGGCTTTGGCTAGTCCATCCCCATAGAAATGTGGGTATTTGCGTTCAACTGCATCGTTAATATCGTTAAATGATATCGTTGCATTGGCGGTAGATAGGTTTAGAGTGAGGTTTCCAGAACTTGTAGCCACCTTAATTGGCAGCGATGTGTTAATAGAGCCAGAGTAGTTAAACACGCGAATAACAGTATTGCTTGCATCAGATCTATAAGAGTCGTCAACGGTTCCGCGGAAGGTAGCAGCTGCATTAGTAACACCACCCTGCCAGACAGAATCTCCAGACAAGACAAGTTGTCCAGAAGCAAGATTATCTGTAAGTATGTCGACAACTTTAAGCGATGTCAATGGTGTATTAGCGTACTCAAATCCACGGTTTATAATTTTAAAGTCTTGAATACGACCGATATCCGATGTTTCGGCGGCAAACTCTTCACCATCACTCAATAGATAAATGTCGAATAGCGCACCAGAACCCGTTGCAACATTTCCAGTATTCGTATCTCTAATCAAGATAGATGGTGCTTCTGGATAACCTTCACCGCGATTATCTATCGTGACGCTCGTTATACTTCCGTTCGCGTCTACTGTGTGATATGCATTTGCACCAACACCAGTACCAATAAACTCAATAATGTTATTAGTTACATTGTATCCGCTGCCACCGTTTCTCACTAAGATAATACCAAGTTTGCCTGGACCACGAACAGTTGGTCTAAAGTCAAAAAACAATCTAAAGTTTAAGATGTTTGTTTGATTAATGTTATTTTCAAAAGTTCTATCTAGAAATAATGTTTTAGTGTTAGAAGCAGAACCTGGATTGTTTACAATGTAATCTACAACTTCTGCATAGTGAGCAGTATCACCCACATCCAAGAAAAGGCGAGAGCCAGTGTAGAATCCATTCGCCAAACTATATGATGAGTTTGACGAATTTAATCGAATTGTTGGCGGAGAAGCGGATGGATTATATTGCGAAAATTGACCAGAAGGAATGTTTAAAAATCCTTGGTCTAGGGAATAGTCAGATTCGTATAATGATATGGCGTCAAATGTTGGCGGTTCTTCGAAGAACGATCCACCGTCATCTAAGTCCAGCGCACGAACCTTGCCGAGTGTAATTGTTTCGAATGTTAATGCTCTACCTATTTCAGTTTGTGCATTTGCATAAATTTTAACATTGCTAGTACCATCTACAGCTGCGCCAAGAGCTAGAGATAGTGTTGCGATTTTAGTTGTTCCATTGTATCCAGTAATTTGTGCTGAATTTGGTGAACCTGTAGAACCAGTGCCGTTAAGGATTTGCACAACAAAAGATTTATAATAATCATTAGTTGTGCTAGCAGTATAAAATGCAGTGTTTAAATTAATTGTTGTTGTTGTGTTTCCCGCACCAGATGTTTGATTTGCAAACGCTGTAATATTATCAAAATCATATTCTAATCCATTTAAAAGGATATCTTTTTTATACACAATAGCATCTGTGTTAAACTGAATATTTGCACTATTGGCACCGCCGTTGTCGTAGATACCTGATATCAGAACATTAGCGCCGATACCTGAACTTGAGATTATACGAACCAATGAATTTGGTTCTGTTCTAAAGAAGTATCCTGGTTGGATAACTTCAACAGATTCAATAGATCCCGTAGAAACATTGTTAACAACGGCGATACCCTTTACAGCGTCAGGTGAATCGGTGAGACCACCAAACAACACCACTGGATCCCCAGTCTTATACTTTCTACCTGTTTGAACAACGCCAAATCTATTTCTGAACAAACTGATGTTTGATAGCAAGGAGATAATCTTAGACTTAAATGTTTGCTCAACACCATTGGTGTCAGTATACTTTACGACTAGATTTTCACCAGCTTCAAATAGTCTAGTTACATTCGACACATAAAGTTCTACGAACTCGCGACCAGTTTCACCATCAACAGTTAGTACTGCTTTTTCAATAACGCAAGTTGTTCTAGAAATCTCGCCGATGCCTAGTTTTCTTTCGAGTAGTTTAATGTCAAAATTGGTGTACTCGCTCAACTCTACCTTGAACAATTTAGCAGAATTAAATGTTTGCGCGTTTGATGTGTTAGCGAATGGAATATCGACTCGAAGAAAATCGCCTGATGTGTTAATCGTGACAACTTTTCTACGAGAATCACCGATACGAATATATGAATTGACTGTAATGCCTTTTGATAGGATATTAAATCCATTAGCATTTATTGTATTAGCAGTAACTGCAAACACATTGACATTACCACCCGTAACAAGAGAACTGGTGTCGGTAAATGCTAGGCGAAGTGCTTGCGGCTGTTTCCATTTACCATCAGATACTTTAAGGATATCTTCTTTTGGGAAGTAAATGTCAACTTCCTGACCGTATAATGTTCTGAATAAAAACTTAAAGGATTCAGCGGAGCCTTTCTTAGAGTAGAAAAATTTTGCTGCCTTTATCAGTTTCTCAGTAGATAGTTCGGTTTCTTCAGGAAAATCTGGAATAATCTTCGTCTTAAAATACTTGATCAAGTCTGCTCTTGTCGTATCAACATCCATGTAATCATATAGGTCTTTACCGACTCTTAATGTTTTATTGGTTTGCTCCATATACTCATAGTATTTCTTGAGCAATGTCACGAATGTTGGATGATCGGCTCTTACGAACTCAGGTACCTGGTTCTCTACAATTGTTGATATGTAATTATTTGCAAACATTAAGAGAGAGATTTAACACTAATGTTGATAGCATTTGTATCTTCTTCATCGATAGTGATAATTCGACTACGAGCAGATTCAAAGTTATTTGTTTCTGGTTTAGCAACCATTCTAAAGATCTTTAGTGGATCTTCGATTGAGAACGGATCAAACTCTTGCAAGGTAATCTTGCCTAACTGATAATCAATTGTTCCAGCCTCAGCATTCAATGTTGTTTTGATATTGTTATTATCAAAAAAGTAACTGCGCAGTGTACCGAAACGACCTTGCATATTTACAGTGAAAGACGCGGTTGTATCAATCTCGTCTTGATAATACAATAATGTTGTAGCAGTTGTATACCCAACACCTGGTTTATCCACAACGATTTGTGTAATTTTACCGTTAACAATCACAGGATATGCATTAGCGCCAACACCGTCTCCGTTTATAGAAATTGTTGGTGCGGTTAGATAAGAACCTGTAGCCGAATTGATTGTAATCGATTCAACGCCAGAAGAAGATCCTGGTGTTTCTTCAAAGAAACACTTACGAAGAACACCATCAGCATCGAATTGTCCGAATGCTGGGGTTGAGTAGATTCTATAAGAAGGATCTTCGCGAGAGATAGGTGTACCAAAGTCTAGTGTGTAATTTCTAGCAGCACCAAGCTGAGGAACAAGTCTTTTCTCAATAACAGTAACCGCATCAGAATAAGAGATAGATGTTTCTGCGTCGTCGATAGCGCGGAGCATTTTTGACAATTTGAATCTACTGTTAAAGTTATCCAATTCAGTGTTCTTAAAGTTAATGATTGCATTTCTTACAAGCGACTTAACAGCATCTGCAGATCTTGTGGTTTTAGTTGCATCGTAATAAACTTCAGCAAACACTTGTAGGTAATTATAATCAACATCGACAAATTCTGGAATAACAGTAACGACTGACACTGGCTTGATTACATTATTAATCACATCAAGTTTTTCAGAGTCTGTAATCTCAAAACCGAGTGTTGGTTTTGCTGCTATGAATACTTTACCGTAAACTGGTGGGATGTTTTCTTCACCACCCCAAACATTAACTGCTTCAAAGTATGGGTAGTTTTTATTGATTAGAGCAATTAGATCTTCTTTTGTAACACCACGATTATTAGACACATATGCTTTTGGTGCGCTAAATCTAATTCCTGTAACAGATTCTTGCCCGTTACCACCAGATGCTGCCTTGATTGGATAAACAATTGAACTTGTAAACCCACCGACAGAATCTACTAAACTGAATGCGTTGGACTTATTTGCTGCAGCACCATCTGTTCTTAGATAATTGGCGACAACAATATTTCCGTTGGTTAGACTTTTACCAATTACGCCATCACCGAAATAGATCTTATATTTACCATTTCGGGATTCATCGATAAAGTATACCGCTGAGTTCGAAGTTACATTCGTTGCATCTGTAGCCAGCGTAAATCTTTCAGTTTTTATGCTAGTTGAGGACTCTTGTACTAAGATCTCTAGCGTTGAAGTATCGATACCAGCATCTGGCAACTCGAACGACTGCGTTGGATTATTGGTAGTATTGTAAATGAATGTGTATGTTAGCGGTTGACCTTGATAGATGTACAAATCATCAAAACAAAAGCGATTACATGTTGGGTCGTAATCCACAGTTTTAGCCTGTGTATTAACAAATGTATATGAAACTCCATTTAATGGAGTTGATTGCAGGCGAGTAAATCTTGGAAGAGTTAATGATGCTGTTGTGTCGCCGACTGGACGAGTAATCTGTAAGTTTACTGTTGCTCTAGGTGCGATTGCAGAAACTGGTGTGTATCCTAGCATTTTAGCATGGGAAACAACTGAGTCGCGTAATAGAGCTGTGTCTAGGAACATCTCATTGGCAATCATATTATTATAGAATGCCATATAGTGAGTGTTGTAGGCTAAGATATCTAGCAATACACTCATGCCAGATGCTTCGAAATCAAAATCTGTGAATTCTTGCTGATCCCTCAGAAAGTTCTTTAGATTAGTCTTAATCTGCGCGAAGTCTAACTCTGAGACTACAAGTTTCTGGTCGGTATTTGCCATTAACGGACCTTCTCTAGAAAGAAGTTGATTGTGACTGGTGCTTCAAGGTTATTTATGAAGAATCGTATAGCGACATCATATCTATTTTGTTCTGGATTGGCTTGAACGCGGATAGCATCAACGCCAACACGAGGCTCAAAATTAGCAATAACATTGCTAATCTCAGTTTGTAGGATGTTTGCAGTAATAAATGATACATCCTCGAACAATAAACCACGAACTCTAGAACCAAAATTAGGCTGAAACGGCTTTTCATAGAGATTGGTGAGGATCAGGTTACGCAATGCACCAATAATGGCTGCGTTTCCAGTTCGCTTTACCACATCTTTTGTAACAGGATGTGCTCTAAAGTTTAAATCTAGATCTTTATATTCTCTGGTTGTTAGTGCCATTTACACGCCCTTTTGTATATTTAGCATGGTTTGGCACATGGATCTTCTGGTGCCTTGATGTTTGGGTCGGTACCATCTAGATTTCCTGTCAATCCATCATCGGCGACATTATCTGTCGGTCTTGGTGGATATGGACCGATAAACTGGTCTCCTGGATTCAACATATCATTTGTTGGGATAACACCAGATGGTGGCTGGAAGGTATTTGGATTGGTGATTTGTGGGTCGTTAAACTCAACATCGATATCATCCAGAATATCTATGAAATCGCTTGCTGTAGCATCACAACCCTGACGCTCTGGATTAGGAACAAGAATTAAATCTAGGTAGTCGTCAGAAGTTCCATCTCCATCCTTGCGCTTTTTCTTGGAGCAAGATGTCGTGAAGAGTTTAATTAATCCCTTCAACAGACCCTTAACCTTATTGATTACTGCAAGATCTTGTTCAATTGCATTTTTAACATTATCGCGAATATTTGTAATTCTGGTTTCAAACCCGTTTAGCGTGTTAACAACCTGGGATGTTGTGAGTTTATTAATCGCGTCTCCACGAAGGTCATTAACCATTTCTGTTATGAGTGAATCGCCTCGGCGCAATAACTCAGCCTGTAACAAAGACTGGGCTGAGTCGGATGCATTGGCTGCATTTACTGTTTGATAGACACCGTTGGCTCTTCTAACATTCGTTGTAAAGCCATCAAGGAAGTTTTTATCATTCGTTAATTGTCCAACAAGACTGAATGTGGACAAGATATCATCTGGCGAGTTACTGTCTTCAGCGAAGTTAAGGGCAGCAGTCTCACCAGTTACCTTGAAGATTGGGAAGTTGTTGGTAAATCTTAATGGTTCATCAACAACAATAGCAGTATCTGTGACAGAAATCACAAAGTATTCTTTTTCGTCATAGTAGATCTTATTGTTTGCAACAAGATCTGTGGTGAATGAAGTTCCACGACCAGTGATTACATTGTCCAAGCATAAACTATTCGCAACAAATTCTGATTTAATCTTAACTGTTTGGTTTGTTGCGGTTGTAGTAAATGCAGTATTAACAGTAAATGTCGTTTCCTTGAAAAATGTCTGCGCAGTTGCTGTGCTTCTAAACGGAACATAGACCGTTAGATAATCGCCCAGCGCATTAATACTGTTTACTTGGCGAATTTCGTTATTAACATTAATGAAAACACCAGTTCCAACTTTTAAAGTTCCGCTAGTGTTTAACAAACAGTCAGCTAAATTTAGTGTTGCAACCGATGCACTAGTCACTAAAACGCTGTTAGCAACTGTATCGGTGTAAACTGACACGGTACCAGAAGGCGCAGATGTAAACCCCTTATCAATGACGCGACGCTCTTCATTGTTGATAATGACAAGGTCGCCGATATTGGTAAACGGATAAACAGTAGATCTTAGATTTGGTGAAACAATTGTAGAGGAAGCAATATTTGCAGTTGCCCCAGCAATCGTCACATTACCGTACAAACGCTGCAAAGTAAACTTCACGCTATCGTAGCTGACTCCAGCAAGTTGATTTGTGTGGTCTTGAAAATCGCGAATGGTTTGTACAAAACTGCTGTCTGCAGCAGTTCCAATTTCGGTGAGCTCGCCGATGTTAAATGGTCCAATTCGATATTCAGTAACCTGATTGACTTTTCCTAATCTATCAAGTAATGCGTTTCGGGCTGAAACGATAGAAGGTTCTGTGTTACTGAACAATGCAGGAACAGCGGCTTGTAGTCCAGCGAAATTATTTTCGGTGTATTTGTCTATCTTAGCATTAAGTGCAGATAATGGCGAAAGAAAATTGGTTGACTGTTCTACCAGAGCATTACCATTTTCATCACGGAGAATGTTGCCGTTGGCATCTCGTTGATATTGCGTGATGATGGTGCCGTTGAGAAGCGGATTAATAAAGTCCTTTTTAAAATTATTAAGCCACTCCTTACCCTTTTTAATGCTTTCAGAAATTTTCTTAGCAAGTTCTCCAAATTTACCACCAAGAGTTCCGAAACTGCCTTTAGAGAATGCAATGGGCTTCCCTGTAAACATAATCGCCAAGGTCTGAAGTAACGGTAATCCTCCGATTAAACAGAGAACAATTTTGATTATTTTTCCAACTATTTTACCAATGAAGACACGGTACCTCTCTGTTTAATCATACTCAAAAGAGTTTGGTATGATTTGTAAATATGTTCAATCTTGTGTTCTTTTAAAAATTCTATATCTGATTCTGACAGGGTTTCATAGACCCCAATCTTTTTCATTATCAGATTATATCTAGTAACATCTTCAGCAAGCAGACACATATATTTATCCCGCTGTTGTATTAGCGGTTGCTGCTGCGCTAGTAAATGCTGGTGGGTCGATTGTTCCTGTGTCCGTTTCTGCCGAAACCTGTAGAGGGTTTTCAGCATCATCTGTGATGTTCACTTGCGGAATAGTAATCTTAACATTAAGTGCGCCTGTGACCTGATCGATTTCAGCAATCGTCTCACCAGTCAGCGTTGGAATAATTGGTGCTGCGCCAAGAGACTGCGTTTTAGGTTCTGTAACCTGTTCTGTGCTTACAGTTTCAATCACAGAGAAACGGTCAGTCTTTGGTGCTGGTGCATTAAAGGGCGAGTTTCTTGGACCCAATTCAGCAGCAGTGTTTGTTGGTGCCTTGGCGGAATTTGGTGTTTTTCCAAGTTTAGCAGTAACTGGTAATGGAGTTAAGAAATCATGGATTCCAAATGTCGTTTTCAACAGAATACCTTCTAATTCTAGCGTTCCACCACTGAGCAGAGTATTTAGACCACCGACTGATGCAGTGGCTGCACTTTGCATTGTTGCTTCTGCTCCACCAAAAGATCTAAATGAATTAGAACCAAGAACCTCAACATCAAGCCCCGAAATTCTAGTTGCGCCACCTGAACCCAAGTTTAAGTTGCCGTCTGCTTTGATGCTGACCTCAGTCCCTTTCATGTTGATTGGACCTTGTGATGAGATGTCTAATCCTGCGCATTGAATGATAAGTTTACCGTTAATACGCAAGAACATGTCAGACTGTACTGTTTCGTCTTTGCTACCATTCACATAAGAATAATGGTTGCCCATCGTCACATCATAACGACTTTTTTGAGACTTAATCTTCGTGTGCCCTTCTGGTAAAAATTCTAGCGTAGAACCAGTTCTATGGGATAGTTGTACGCGCTCGAATTCTGGTGTATCATCCATTTCAAATGCGTGTCCAGACTCTGTCTCAGTCACATCATTAAATGGGTACATTGGATTATAGGATGGGTATGGCTCGCTCCACTTGTAACCCGATGCGCTGATAACATTTGCATATCGGGTTTTGCGTTGAATCTCAATTGTTGTGTTTGCAATAGAAGCAGGTTCAATTCCTTGATACAACCCATCATCACCTGTAACTCTTGTTGGGTGCGCAAGTCTGGATACAGTTGGCTCGTTCAACCTTGATGGATTGCGTTTAGCAACATCATCGGAATATGATAAACCAAGAGCATTGGTGCGCATAGCATATTCTTTAATCTTTCTAGGAAAATCGCTTGCTGCTTTTTGTTCGTCAGTGTATGGGTCTGTAAATCCCATGTTGTTTTGGCGAATCTCATCAGGAATACCAGGAACAGTTCCCATAATAATTGGATACTGACCTTCTTTTCCATCCGCGAAGAAACCGAATACCATGGTTCCTTCTGGTGGCGGCTGTACATTTTTAACACCATAAGGCACGATTGGATGCGCCCAAGGTAAACTTGATATGGGAATTTGATTGATGTCTTCAGTATGCCAACCGAAACAGCGGACTTGGCAGCGACCAAGTTCTAGTGGGTCGAGGCGATTCTCCACCACACCAAACCACCAAGCGAAATTTCCTAAACCAAGAAAATCATTGTTCATTAAAAATCTCTCGCGACTTTATAATCTCTGCTATCATTTGATGCGGAATCAAATGGAGTTAGAACAGAATTTTTATTCATCAGCATAACAGTTTCAATGTCATCAGGCGTGATAGAATGTCTAATATGCGTTATCAGATATTTACCTGAGTTGTATGGGTCGGTTGGAGTTTCTGATTTGTTTGGCATGTATGCAGGCATGTTAAATGCTACAACATATCCAACAGACAAATTTGGATTACCAGATATTTGGCATAATACTCTTGTGTTATTCAACAAACCCAGTAGCATTTTTCTGTGCATATGGATTCTTTCAATATTAGTATTTATGACCTTGTATCCCTTAGAAACGAAATATGGTGTTTCATTTTGATTTAAATTTGTCAACCAATAATCTGGCACTCCATCGTAGTCCTGAAACAATGATTTGCCGCCTCTATTTTTCGCATCATTAAATGGTGGATATCCATCTAACATAGATGGTAGTAGTTGATAGTTTAGAGAACTATAATTATTTCTCTTATACTTTTGCCTAATTATATCTAGAGTAAATAGTCTACCAGAAAATGCATTATTTTCAATACCTTCTAAAACATTAAATCCCTGTTCAAACTCAAACTTTTTAATATCGTTAGAAGT